AATAAATTTATTAAAAAAATGTTTGGCATAGATAAGATAGAACATACAATTGCAGAAGCTGAAGCTAAACTGATGCAGGCTATTGATCAAACAGCAGAACATCAACGAGAAGCAGAAAGAGCAAGACAGGCAGCGGTGCAGGCACAAGAAGCAGAACGTCTTGCTAAACTTGGACCAAAAGAATTAGCTACTGAAAAGAAAGAGCCTTGGGTTGCTGTTCTAGATACACATGTTAACAAAGACAATATTCGCAACGGATTCTTTGAACTTGACTGGAATGAATACTTTGTGTTACAATTAAAAGAATCCGGATATCAAGGCGATACGGAGGAAGCGGTGGTCGATCAATGGTTTCAAGAACTGTGCAGGGGTGTAGGATCCGACACAGGAGTAGATATGGATCGACGAGGTAGTGGATATATCAATGTAAATAATTTAGGTGACGGTAAGTCAGAAGTATATTAATGTCAAACACATACATTTTAGTCGATACTGCAAATACATTCTTTCGGGCACGCCATGTCATTCGAGGTAGTCTCGAAGATAAAGTAGGTATGAGTTTAGCAACTGTGCTCATGAGTGTACGCAAAGCATGGCGCGACTTTAAAGGTGATCATGTCATCTTTTTCTTAGAGGGGCGTAGCTGGCGCAAGGACTTCTATGCTCCTTACAAGCGTCAACGTACAGAAGCTCGTGCCGCACAGAGTCCCCGTGAGGCTGAAGAAGATAAAGCATTCTGGGAAACGTTTGACAACTTTAAAGATTTTGTCACTAACAAAACAAATGCCACTGTGTTACAGCATCCTCAACTAGACGCAGATGATCTTATTGCAGGATGGATTGCCAATCACCCTAACGATAATCATATCATTATCAGTACAGATGGCGATTTCGCACAACTTATTGCACCCAACGTAAAACAGTATAATGGTGTAATGCAGATTACAACTACGCACGAGGGCTACTTTGACGAAAAAGGTAAACGTGTAATTGATAAGAAAACTAATTTGCCTAAGCCAGAACCAGATCCAGAATGGTTGCTGTTTGAGAAATGTATGCGCGGTGATACTAGCGATAATATTTTTAGCGCATATCCCGGAGTGCGTGAAAAAGGCACTAAGAATAAAGTAGGTCTGCGTGATGCATTTGCTGATCGTAATGCAAAGGGATGGGCGTGGAATAACCTCATGTTGCAAAAATGGACGGATCATGAAGGCGTTGAGCACAGGGTATTAGACGACTATAACAGAAATTGTCAATTATGTGATTTAACTGCACAGCCCGAACATATTAAACAGATCATGCTAGACTGTATCAATGCAGAAGAGCACAAAACAAAGAATGTTGCACAAGTAGGAATTCGTTTGTTAAAATTCTGTGCTGAATATGATTTGAAAAAAATTAGCGAGCAGGTTACTAGCTACGCTGAACCTTTAAATTCGAGGTATTCAAAATGACTACAATTACCAAGACATTGATTCCTAATAAGGAATGGATTGTCGAAACCGACCGTGGAAAAATAGGATCAATTGCAAAAGAAAAGAATGTCTTCTATTTTCTACGAAAAGGTCAACGATTCGAATTCAAAAGCCTAAAGGAAATTAAAGACGAGTTAGGAGTTAAAGAATTAACTAAAGGAGCAATAACCTTAGATAATAAAGTCGACCCAAACGTTATCTACGGTTTCCAGTGTAGTGCTACGCCGTATGAACCGCTGTATAATCTAAAGAAAAAACTTCCCCTATTTGCTAAAAGCAGTAAAAGTAAAAGTCAGTATTGTGCAGGTTACTACGTTATCAAATTTAGAAAAGGTTGGGTAAAGAGTTTCTGCCCAAAACTTATTACTTTAGAGCGGTATCCATACTACGGACCGTTCAAAGACGAATCAGAAATGAAATCTGTATTAAATAACATTAGTAAACCATGAAACAGCTAAACACTATACCAATCGAAGACTTCCTAGAAAAGGCCAGAATTGCTATCAAAAGTAATCAAAAAACAATCAATTTGACCATAAAAGAGGTCACAGATTTGCAAAATAGCCTCAGTATTGTCATGACTCGACTTGCAGGCGATTCTGACCAATCAGCAGCAGTTCAAGTAGTAGATAAATTTGAAATTAAAATGGACGGCGGGAAATTCTAAAATCTTACTAAATATATACGCACTTATGGAGCGTAAATGAATTGTAAGAATGTTCTAACATAGCAACAACCTCTTAAAATTTAACAAGACAATCCTTGCATCTGCTTGTTCATTAATTTTGATCAACAGGCAAAATAATTAGAATCTCAAAATGAGACAGATTAGAGGAGAGTATTTTGAGTCGGCCAAAACCAAAAGTTCTGTTAGAGTTAACAAATAAAAAAAATTACAAAACTGATCAAGTATTAGAAGCAGATGCAATCTGGGCAGTGTTTTATCAAGACAAACCAATTAATCTTAAAACTAATAGCATAGTTGCACACCACGTAGGGCCGAAATACAAAAAAACTTCTTTTTCGAACTCAGGTCATGCATTCAACCTTGCTGAAAAATTAAATAAGACATTTAACTGTAACGATTTTGCAGTCTATAAGCTAACTACTGGTGAGAGAATTACAGAGCAACTCTAGAAAAATAATAATCCTCGTTGTATCCAGATGACTCCGAAACATAAAATAACAAAGGCGGCCCTGGAATATCTCGGTATTCCAGCAGACGAACAACGAATAAAAAAAACAATCCCAGTTTGGTGGGTCAGTACCCGATCTAAAATTAAAGGTGGACTGCGATTGACGGAGCAAGGGTTCGAATGCCTTAAAAAGGCAGAAATAAAATGTTACGAGCTCAAATTTGACGAACCTATCAAATACACAAATGAACTGATTATATGGATTGATCAAAATATAGACTGCCCATTTTACTTAACCAACAAAAAGATTTGGGTATTTAGTGAAAAAATGGCTGTCCAACTAGTGTTGTTTTCTGGCAACATTGCAAAGTTCCATAGAGCTCAAAAAAGATTTACTGAAAAACAAAAAAACTCTTGACATACCCGCAGATCTTTGCTACAATAGTGACACTGTAAACAACTTACTTCAACAGTTTTTTTAAAGAAAGAGCACTATGTCTAAAGAAATGACAGTCAATCGTACCGTGAGCCCAAACGAAGCCAAGGCGGCTATTCGTAAATGTCTTAAGAAACAGCGTCCCGTGTTCATGTGGGGCCCCCCAGGCATTGGCAAATCTGACATTATCAAACAGATCGGTTCCGAAACTGATCGTGAAGTGGTCGACGTTCGTCTGTCACTTTGGGAACCCACCGACATCAAAGGTATCCCGTATTACAACTCAACCTCCAATACAATGACTTGGGCACCTCCTGCAGAGCTGCCTACTGATCCAGAGTCTACTGCGATCTTGTTCTTGGATGAATTGAATTCTGCGGCTCCTGCTACCCAAGCGGCTGCATTCCAGTTGGTATTGAATCGTCGTGTTGGTACTTACATTTTGCCAAAAGGTGTTAGTATTGTTGCCGCTGGTAACCGTGAAGCAGACAAAGGTGTTACTTATCGTATGCCTAGTCCTTTGGCCAACCGTTTCTTGCACTTGGAACTCCGCTGTGACTTCGAAGACTGGATGCAATGGGCTACTGCCAACAAGGTGCATGAACAAGTCGTTGGTTATGTGGGTTTTGCCAAGCAAGATTTGTATGACTTTGATCCTAAGTCTAGCTCGCGTTCGTTTGCAACTCCTCGTTCGTGGAGCTTCGTATCCGAGCTGTTGGAAGATGATGACGTTAGCGAAAGCACATTGACTGACTTGGTCGCAGGTGCAGTCGGTGAAGGTCTTGCTGTTAAGTTTATGGCACACCGCAAGGTAGCAAAACAGATGCCTAACCCAGAAGACATTCTCAGCGGCAAGGTTGACAAATGTTCTATCAAAGAAATCTCTGCGATGTATTCTTTGACTATTAGCCTGTGCTATGAGCTTCAAGAAGCTGATAAAAAGAAGGCTAAGAACTGGGACGAAATGGCAGATAACTTCTTTGGCTTCA